AGAAGAGTTAGCAAATTCTTCTGGGAACCTGCGTTGCACTTCTTTATCTATCGCCGCATAGTACTCACTTGTACCAATGAAGCCTCGACCGTATTTGGCCTCTAAATCCTCGTGGACACCTTCAGCATATCTGCGCATAGATCGTTTATTCTGGTCAACGAACCATGGGTTTTTTGACACCCATGCCGCAACTTTAGGGTCCATTTGAGGTGTTTGAGTCCTCTGTGGTTCTATTTGTACATCATTTTCTTCATTTTGTACAGTAGGTTTGAAGTTTTTTGCTTTATCTAACTTAAGTTGCGCACGAATCATTTCCTGTTGGGCTTCTAAAAGCTTATCAGAATCACCAGAATCATAGGCTTCTTTATAGTTACGGCTAGCTTTCTCAACTTCCATCTCAGCGCTAGACTGATAGGTAGAAATAAGCTCTTTTTCACCTGACTGGAGCACGCTTTTTAACTTGCGGTTCTCGTCAAGAATACGTTGGGCAACAGTTAAAGCCTCTTGCTGTTCACGCAGCGCAGCTTCCTTTTCTCTGCGTTCGTCATGCCAAGCTTTTTTATACTGCTTGAACTTAAGTTTGACGTTGTGGGAGTAATCTTCAGAGTCGTCGGCTTTCTCCAAGTCCTCTTTAATACTATTAGGAAGAGGTTCTACGAACCGATCTTCAGGGGGAGTATCGTCTTTAATGTCGACTTTTATGTCGTCATCACTCTCAATTGAGATATCCAATGTATCTTCGGATTTATCTTTATCTTCCACCTCATCGGGGAATTTATAGTCGTCACTAAATTTAGGCATGTGCGCTCCTTATTTGCGTTTTATGCCGCGTGGGTCGTCAACAATACCTTCTACAGTATCGTCGTTGATGATGCGGAACTCTCTACCGTGGATGACTAATCGTGAACCAGCATATGGCCGGACCAAGATAAAGTCGCCTTGTTTACACCAAGGTCCTGTTGGGAACTTTGTTGTATCTTTGTAACAGTCTGGGCCAAGCTCGACAACAAACAAGACCGTTGTGAGGGTCTCTTCGTTGCGCATAGTCTCGTCAGCTTTTATCAAGCCGATCTCGCTTTCTTCAAACTGTTTCTCTGCCTCTGGGATTGCGCACAGGATGCGGTAGCCAGCTGGTTTAGGCAGTTGTTTTGCTTTTTCCTCTGCTTTCTTGTACATCACAGCTGATAAATCAACTGCTTTGTTCAGGTCTAAGACCGGTGTGTCACTCATCCATGTTCTCCAAGTTTTTTGTCAGGTCTGTAATGTTTCTACGTGCTGTGAGTAGACCTGTAATAACCCCACATTGCTCGCAGTACTCTGAATAGTCCTTGGCCGTTTTAGCGCCTAAAGAATCTTCAATTTGTTTGACTTTGTCGTCAATTTGGTGGATCAGAAGATCCAATGTTTTTCTAATCTGGTACATCATTCACCTCTCTTGGGTTTCTGTTGCTGTTTAGCTCTTACCTCGGCTTGCATTTGCGCAATTTCTCTCTGGTTAGACAGCATCATCTGGTGCTTCTGCATGTCCATACCTGTTGAGAAACCGGCTTGCTCGTGCGTGTGATCACGCTGCTGTTTATCAGCATGCGCCTTCATAGCAATCTTGGCTCCTTCAGTCTCTTGCTGCGCGTTGATCCGCTCACGCTCGATCTGCAACTGGGCCTGCTTGAGCTGCGCGTCCATCTGGTCTTTAGCCGCCTTGCGTTGCTGCTCTTGGGCTTTAATCTGAAGTTCTTGCTGCTGCAACTGGATGAGCGGATCTTGTGAGGCCTGCTGATTCTTCTGCTGTTGAGCTTCTTGCTGATGCTGCTGTAGAAGCTGCTGCGCGGCTTGCGCTGCCATTTGAGATACCTGAACCTCCATCTCTGGAGACATCTCAACTTCATCCGGATCATCCTTGTATGGTGGTAGTGTTTGACCCATAGCCTGCTCAATCTGTTTGCGCATCTCCATGCCTAAGTGTTCAGCAATGTGTGCGGAACCCGCTGCCATAATCTGCTGCGCCAATTGAGGGTTCTGACCTAACAACTGCTGAATATGAGGATCTTGTGCCATAGCCATGTGAACGGCTATATGAGACTTGTGATCTTGGTACAAGAACGCCTTGACAGGTTTGCTATTAAGCAAGTTCTGGTTTTCTGTGACGGGGTCACGAGGCTTCATATCGTCCTCGATCGGCACAAGCTTCTGATAGTTCTTGATGCCCAATACTTCTAACATCTGGCGATGTAAGAGAGGTAAGTCGTAGAGCTGAGGAGCTGTCTGAGCAAGCTGAAGAGCCGCCTGATATTGAACAACTTTCTGCGCCATCGTCGCAGCGTTGGGATCACTTACTGGAATAACGTCGACCATGTCATAGTCAGACTGTTTAGCCTTGCGATCACCCTCTTCTGGCTCATAGCTATACGTTGGCGGAGTATAGTCACGGATGATATTTTTTAAGAGCTTAAACTCTTGCTTCATCGAGTAGTGGATGCGAGACTGAACAGCCGACATAGTCTTAAGTTGTCTCTCAAGAATAGCCAGTGTTGTACCCACGGGAGCCTGTGCAGACATGTCCGAAGTTTGTAGCTCAACAGCACCAGCAAACTTGCGACCCTCATCAATGATCTGATTGAGCAACGCCGCTAAGACTTGTGAAGGCTCCTTGTATGGGAGAGGCATGATGTTGTCACGCATGTTGCCACTGGGGACGTCCATGTCACGCCATTCGCCGGGGGAGATTGGGGTATCGTCACCCTTGGAGCGGAGTCCTCGAGTTTTAAAACCACCGGGTAAGTTTGATAAAGTTCCAGCATCAACAAGCTGACGAAGAATAGAAGTACCAGATTTAGCAAAAGCACCAATAAGGTGGACAAGGCCAAAATTATAAAAACCAAACCCGGGAATGTAACCGTAGTGAACGAAGTGGGTTCGTTTCTGGTGCATCTCATCGTCTGGCTCCCAGTTGCGTCTGATTGCAAGGACATTCGTAGTGCCTTTCTCGATCGTGACAATATACGGTAGCGCAATGCCTGTCTCTTCGCCATCAACTTTGTGCTCATAGCCTTTGAGGTCTAGATCGACCTGCATCTCCAATAGTTTGAACCGATCATCCTGCGTAGCGCGAAAGCCCATCTTCTCTGCGATGCGTTTCTCTACTTCGTCCATCGTCTGAGTAGGCTCACCCAAGTCAATATCTCGGTAGAAACCCTCATGCTGCAGTCGCTTAAGATCATTCTTATTCTTGCGCATCACATGTGTAATACGCTCCGCGTCCGCAAGACTTGACGCACCATACGGCACAACCACATCTTCTGCCGGCGCATAGACGGACACTTGACGATCAAGTGCTGGATCAAAATACACTTTCTTGAACGCGTTACCAGCAAGGCCCAAGCCCCACAACATGCGCTCATGCTCAGGGCGATACTCTTTCATTACGTCAGTCAGCTGATAGTTCATATCCTCCTGAACTCGCTCTGCCGCTTCTTTTTTCTCGGGGGTTTCTTTGCCAATAATCTTAGTCTTAACAGGACCAGCTGCAGGGAACGTCTCCATCATTGTTTCAGCTTGAAACTTCACAACAGCTTCAGTCAATAGTGGGTGATATACGCCACAAGCACCGGGCCAAGGCTCAGTCCTATCCTCCATCTTCAGGCCGAGTAACTCAAGGCCATCGACGTATGTTTGTATCCAATCTTTACGGGCAGAAACGTCAGATTCAAATTCTGCGATCAACTCACTAGCAAGTGAGGCAAGAACATCTTCACCTATATCTTCAGCTAAGTTCTTACTGAACTCATCACTTTCGTCTGTCTTCTCAATCTCAATCTCAGTGTCGCCCATGCCTATACGCACGGACTCTGGATCTTCAATCTCAATCTCGATGGGCTCTGCATCCATCCCCAATTGATCAATACCTTGAGGTGCTTGGTACAAAGCTTTATCCATGTTCGTCGCCATAATGTGTCCTTAATAGTACGCCGCTTTCTTGCGGTACTGACGTAAAAAATTATCTTCCGGCTCGTCTGTCGGAAGTCGTAAAAACCCACCCTGTCGGAATCTTAACAGGGCAAGCGTTGTTGAGTCCACTAAGTCGTCGTTAGTGCCTGCAGGAAAGTCGTTGCACTCTTCTATTACTTCTCTAGCCCAGCGCCTATCTGGTGCATACACAATGCCAGACGCAAACAGATCCGATACTGCGTTAACGCGGGCTATCTTGTCTTGGCCTTTACCCGGGGTAAATCCCTCTCCGCATGGTATGCCCATCCGGTTAAACTCTTGATATAGCGCCGATCCGTTAGATTTCTTCTCTACAAGGAACGCGTCAGGCATCCATTCTTTGTACTCTTCCAGCACCATTTTCTTAAGGTCTGGATACTCCATGCGCTTTTTAATTGCATTTAGCAAAATAATACAAAAATTCTGCTTTTCTTCGTTAAAAAACACGCCCCATGTTGTTAACGCGTTATAGTCAGCCCTGTTATTTGTTTCCTGAGCGGCATCGAGCGACATAATAGTGAACTCGCATTCGGGGGGGTCATCTTTTTCCCAAATTTTCCACCATTCACGCTTAATTAGAGCGCCTTCCTCTGAAGTTGGCTGCTGCATGTACTGAGCGTTCCAGTACCGGATATCTAAAGCTGCTTTTTTAGACAACAACTCGTCAACATCCCAGAATTCTGGCCATAAAGCTGTGCCATCATCCTTAATCGCAGGGAATTCAACC